CATCGGACCACGTAGCCTCCAGTTCTCGCCTTGCTTTCCGCCACCAGGCGCTTCCCCGACGCGGCCTGCACCTGTCGCGTAGCTGTCGCCAAGGTTCAGCCACAACACACCATCGTCTGCCAGCAAATCGCGCACCAGGTCGAAAACCTCGACCAGCGTCGCGACGTATTCGTCCGGAGTCTTCTCCAGTCCGATCTGCTGCGGGTGCCCGTAGTCCCGCAGCCCGTAGTACGGCGGGCTCGTCACGCAGCACTGGACACGCACTCCCTGCGCCTTGAGATCGCGCAAGGCCTGTCGGCAGTCACCAAATATCGTCGTGTTTATGTGCGGCACGTCAGTCTTGCCGGTCACTCTGATCGCTCCTCTAGATGCGCCATCCATTAAGCCAATCCGCTGAACGGCGTCACCGTCCGCCACGCCTTGTTGCGGACGATTCTGTGCGCGTGCGCGTGATTGATGCCGAACTCGCGCGCCACCAGTGCCGCGTTGCCAGTCTCTGCGTAGCGTGCGCGCATGGCTGCGACGATCTCGGTGGTTAGCTTTACGTTCGGACGCTTTCGCGCGGCTGCTTGAGCGATCACGACGTGCCGCACGCCGCAGGACAGTCGACCGTCCTGCGACGCCAGAAGCATTGCCGTTGCTCGCGTCACGTAAAGCTGGTGCTCCGGTGCGATGCATCGCTCGTCGCAGCGTGGCCTTGCAAAAACCCGCCCCTTCAGCAGCTTCCGCCCGGCTGCAAGCCAGAGCACTCTGCGAGGATCCATGGTGCCGGCGCCGACGAGCCGGAATACCGGTTGGCCGTGGTTGTTCATGGCGCCTTGCCATAGAAGGCAATCGTCGTCCTGGACGCACCTGCTGCGGACGTATTCGACCAGCTCCTCTTTGGAGCCGGCCAGTAGTTTCGCGCTCATGGCGCGTCACTCAACAGCGCTTGCAGTATCTTCTGCCGGCTCCTCGCCTAGCGCCGCTGCGTACACGTCAGGCCGCGCGACGCGCAGATACATCAGTCGAGCGCGTGGAATTCCTTTTCGCTTCCACTGCACGACCGCGGCTGGGGTAACTTCGAAGAAGCGCGCGGACGCGCGCGTTCCGCCGAGAAGATCGATTGCTTTACGGTGGTCCATAGTCGCTCCTATTGATGTTCTGGCGGTTATCATGCTGCACGCATAAAGTCAACTATACCGCGTTCACGGTATCCCCAAGGCGTTAAGCGCGCTTGACATTACAACGCTATGACCGTATAGTGCGCTCAACGGTTGGCAATCGCTAATGGCCTCCTACGTCCCCACCCACTATGCCGCACAGGCCATTCGGGCCCTGCTTGCGCAGCAGGGCTCAGGGGCCCGGGCGTTGCTTGTCACCGGTGCCCCTGGCACCGGAAAAACGGCGCTCGCGGAGCACATCGCCTCGGCCAATGGGGCGCCCTTTTTCTACGCCCTGCTCCACTCTTGGAGCGGGGCAGATGACCTGTTTGCCGGGATCAACGTCCCGGCAGCTGTGGCTGGGGACGCCGAGCGTGTCCACCAGCCCGGCGTGCTGGCGCTGGTTGCCGAATCCAGCCACAAGCACCCACTCGTCGTGCTGTGCCTCGACGAACTCGACAAGGCGCCGGACAGCGTCGAGGCACTGCTGCTCGACTGGCTCCAGTCGGGGCGGGTGCCGGTGCGCCCGGGCGAGCACCTGAACACCCGACTGGACCGGGTGCTGGTGGTGATCACCAGCAACGGGACTCGCCCCCACACCGACGCCTTGCTGCGCCGGTGCCGGCGGCTTCGCATGCCGCCGATGCCGGAGGACCTTCGCGTCCGTCTTGCGCATGAGCGCAGCGGTGCGCCCATGGGCGTTGTGAAGCTCATCGACCGCGCCTGCCAGATGGTGGCGCGCGCTGAGGGGAACGAAGCCCTCAGCCTCCAAGAGATAGCCCACGCCTGCCGCGAGGCGTGGGAAGTGGCCGGCTCCGCCGATGAGGTGGCTGAGACACTGCGCGCCTGGGCCGCGCGCACCGACGAGGGCGCGGCCGCTGTCTCCACCCCGGAAGTTCGCCGTCTGGTGGCTGCGATCTGGGGCGAAGTGAGCGTCGCCCGCCGCAAGGGGGCGGCGGCGTGATCACGACCGCCGACGCCATCCGCATCCTAGGCGGCCCGCGCGCCGAGGCGCTCGCCCGCGAGACCGAGGCTGCGGCACGCTCACGCCGCGCAGCAGCGGCGCGCTTGCTGGCGGACATCAAACGTCCCGTCACCCTGCGTGACGTGCGCCGGGTCTGGTCGCACGAGCACAAGACTTATCCGCGCGACCGTGGCGGGTACCTGAATACTGCCCGCACCAACACCGCCATCTACATGGTGGCGGGGATCGCCTTCGCTGTGCTCTCAGGCGACCTCTCGCACTGGCCGAAACGTCATGTCCGCGTGGACGTGATCGACCGCCTCATCAGCCGCTACGGGCCGGACTTCCGACTCGACCCATACCTTGATGAATACTTGCAGATGCTCGACCGTGTTTCGGACGCGATCCTGGACCTGGTCGTCTCGAACATGCTGGAGCGCGTGCGGAGTGGGCAAGAACTCGAACACGTGTGGGCTGGCGTGTCCGTCAATTTCGGCATGTACGCCCACACGGATTACTTGCCTCATGAGGCATACCAGGCCGCCGAGCGCGAGCTTGCACGGCGGCAGGACCACACCACCGGCACCGACCGTGTGGTGCAGACGCCTGTCGGTGTCGCAAACGCCGACGCCCACGGCGGCGACGGCAACAGCGGTGAGGTGGCTCACCGCGCACAGACTTCCGCGCCTGACCGGGATGGCTGCGAGAGCGCCGCGTGCGACGCTGCCGCAGACACGCCCGACGGCACGCCCGAGGGGACCGGGGCCGGGACCAACTGCAGCAATGCAGGTGGCCGGACCGCAACCGACGGCGCCTCCGCCCGTGAGGGGGAGGGGACGCCCACCGGCCAGGGCGACGACGGAGGGGAAAACCCGACCGGGGAGATGGGCTCCCACCTGTCTGGTACGCAGACCGCCGCCGACAAAGGGGCCGCTGGCAACGGCTTCTCGGCTGAGGGCGACGGCACTGGTGCCGGGCAGGATTCGAGCGCTGCCGCAGCCCAGGCGCAGGGCGAATCGCAGTCCATCGGCGCGGCCGATGCGGGCGCTGCGAGCGGCTCCACATCGGAGTCCGTAGTCCTCGGGGACGCCGAGTCACCCGCTGACGCCTATTCCGATGGCGGGCAACACTTGTCCGCCGATCCCATGGTTTGCGGTGCGCGCGAGCGGCGCGCCATGCGAGAGACCGCAGACCTGCTACGCCGGATCATCGAGACCGAGATCGGCGCGCGCGGGCGCGAGACGCCACGCGTCGATGCACGCACCCTGGTGCGCGAGATTGTTTCGCGCCGCTGCGCCATCGGGCGCGCGCGACGGCACGAGGCCGACATCCGCGAGCTGGTCCTGGCCGTCGATGAGTCGGGTTCGTGCAGCGCCGTCGTGAATACCCTCTACGCCACAGCGCTCACCATCGCCAGGAACTTGCCGTCGGGCAAGGCGAGCGTGCTCCTGCACAGCAACGGGTACTGTGTGCGGGTCGCCGACGGTGCGCCATGCGCGCCGTGGCTCAAAAAAGAGATCGCATTGCGCGAGCATCTGCTGTCACGGCACTACTACGCAGTCAGCCAGCAGGCAGCCAGCGCCGACATCTGGCGCGCCGTCGCCAAGCGACGCCCTGGCCTTGTGCTGGCGATGGGCGACCACGACGCAGACTGGATGCTTGAGATCATGAGTGACGCCGGCACCAACACGCTCGCAATCCATCATCACGCCGTGGCCCCTGGCTACGGCGGCGTGCGCAGGATCGGGCCGGTGCGCGATGCGATGAGCGCTGCCGCTTCTCTCAAATCCTTTATAGGATGGTGAAATGACAACGTATTGCGCCCGGTGCGGCGCTGAACGCACCAATGACCAGTGCCCGCAGTGCGGGCACACTGGCACGACAGACGTGCCGCCGTCGCACGAGCCGTGCGCCTATTGCGGGGCACGGCCCACATGGCCCGTCACCTGGACGGTGGACGGGCAGGAGAGCACGGTCTATCTGTGCTCGTCCTGTGATGACCTGGAGAGCAGGGACGAATAGCCCGGACGGCTACCGGTGAGCCGTTGATCACCGGCCAATGCCAGAGGTGGCTTGCGGTGGTACGGATACGCCCCTACGGCGGAGGGCGTGGATGCCTTTTGTTGCGGGGCCGAGGATGGGCATTTGCGAGACCGCTTTCGCTTTCTTCATTTGAGGAGACACTATGACTACACGCAATGAATTGCTTTCTGCCCGCAAGTCGGGCATCGGCGGCAGCGACATTGCTGCCATTCTGGGACTGTCGCCGTGGAAGACGGCAGTGGACGTCTGGCTTGAGAAAACCGGCCAGACGCCGGACACCGAGCCGAACGAGGCCATGTACTGGGGTACAGTCCTCGAGGACGTGGTAGCCCGCCACTACCAGGACACCACCGGCCACAAGGTGCAGCGGGTGAATAGCCTGCTGCGCCACCCGAAGAACGAGTGGGCCATCGGCAACATCGACAGGGCAGTCGTCACACAAGGCCGCCGAGCAACAGCCAAGGATGGAATCCTGCGCGGGGCGGAAGGCATCCTCGAGGTGAAGACAGCCTCGGCCTACAAGTCCGGCGAATGGGGCCGTCCGGACGACGAGGACGCCATTCCAACCCACTACGCCGCCCAGGCCATGTGGTACCTGGGCATTACCGGCCTTGAGTGGTGCGACGTGCCGGTGCTCATCGGCGGGCAGCGCTACCTGTGCAAGCGGGTGGAGCGCGACGACGACACCATCCGCGGCATGCTGGAGCGCGCCGAGGAATTCTGGTTCAAGCACGTCGTCGAGCGCATTCCGCCGGAGCCGAAGACGGGCGACGATGCGCTCAAGCTGTTCCCACGTGACAGCGGGCGAACGGTGGAGGCCAGCATTGAGGCGGCCGCCATGCTGACGCGCGCGAAAGAACTCAAGGAGCAGATCAAGGCGCTCGAAGGCGAACTGGAAAGCGCGCTTGATGCCTTGAAGGCCTACATGGCCGACGCCAGCGCCATCACTCTTGGCGGCGATGTGCTGGCGACGTGGAAGGCGCAGACGAGCAATCGGCTAGACACGGCTGCGCTCAAGGCCGCGCACCCGGACATCTACGCGCAGTTCGTCAAGCCGTCAGAGACGCGTGTTTTCCGAATCAAGTAATCAACCAAGGAGATCAACATGAGCAAAACCGCACTTAAAGCCGCCGTCAGCACTACCGCTGCCGCAACGCAGAAGCCGTCAGCCAAACCCACCACCATCCACGGCTTCCTGGAAGCCTACAAGGGAGAGATCGCCCGGGCGCTTCCGCGCCACATGACGGCGGACCGCATGGCACGCATTGCGCTCACTGAGTGCCGCAAGAATCCGGCGCTCATGAAGTGCGATCCGGCGACGCTCTTCGGTGCCGTCATCCAATGCGCCCAGCTCGGGCTGGAGCCAGGTGGCGCGCTCGGGCACGCATACCTCATCCCGTTCGAGAACCGCAAGCGCGGCACGATGGATGCGCAATTCATCATCGGCTATCGCGGCATGCTCGATCTTGCGCGCCGCTCCGGGCAGATCGTCAGCATCAGCGCCAGGGAGGTACGCGAGAAGGACAAGTTCGCGTACCGCTACGGCACGGACGAGTTCATCGAGCACGTCCCGGCCGGCGGAGAGCGCGGAGAGCTGACGCATGTCTACGCAGTGGCGCGACTCAAGGACGGCGGCGTGCAGTTCGAGGTGCTGACGCGCGCCGAGATCGAGCGCATCCGCGACGCAAGCCAAGGCTACAAGATGGCCGTCAAGTTTAACCGCACGGATTCCCCATGGGTCACGCACTTCACCGAGATGGCGAAGAAAACCGCCATCCGGCGCCTCTTCAAGTACTTGCCTGTCAGTATCGAACTCCAGCGCGCCGTGGCCCTGGACGAGGCCGGTGAGGAAGGTTTCAGCCAGGACAACGCCTTTGTCATCGAGGGCGTGGCGAGCAGCGTGCAGGAGGAGTCCGACGAGATCGACACCGCCGCAGACAATGGCAAGACCGGCGAGAAATGGCAGCAGACGCCGGAGGAGATCGAGGCTATCCGGCAGCGCGAGATGCAAGAGGCGAGGACGGATTTTGAGTGATAGCAATGCCTGGAGAGGCAGGGCTAGGCGTGGCGCGGCAAGGCGTGGCTGGGCGGTGCCCGGCCTGGCTTGGTCAGGCGCGGCGGGGCCGGGCATGGCAGGGCCGGGCATGGCAGGGCAGGGCAGGGTGCAGTGGATGGTCGTCAGACCATCCGGTGCGTCTTGCACCACATCGATAACACATGGAGTGTTACATGAAAACCGTTACCGTTGAAATTCGCGGCACTTCTCCTCTGCTGATCCATCGCTTCACGGAGCAGAACGAGGTTGAGAAGGCAACCAGGAGAGTCATTGTCGATTCGGTTAAGGATCCGCGTGAAGAAGCCAAGAAGGTCGCTTACATCGCCGATGATGGCACGTTCTACTTCTCGGCTTCGGCAATCCCGAATGCGATGAGCACGGCCGGCAGCAATCACAAGATGAAAGGCTCCAGAAAGTCGCTGCGCTTCATCGTGCCGAGCGCCGTCCGCATCACGTCCGACACGATCACGATTCTGAACGGCGCAGGGCCAGCCAAGGATTTCGAAGTTGACGGCAGGCCAGTCACCATCCCTGCAACCAAAGGTCGTGTCATGCGCTATCGCCCGCGATTCAACGAATGGGGAGCGGTGTTTGACTTGGTCATCAACGACAATCTACTGTCACTTGACACCGCGCACCAGCTTCTCAATGAGGCAGGTGAGCAGGTCGGCATCGGTGACTTCAGGCCCGAGAAGCGCGGTCCGTTCGGCTGCTTCCGTGTCACGCGGTTCGAAGAACAGTGAAAGGAAAGAATCATGCTCATCCGGATGGAACACGGCGGCGCACCAAAGCACATCGAGCCGGTGCCGTACATAGCCAGGGTGCCGTCGAGGCGCGAGGCTTATGCGGCGTACTCGAAGATCGTCGATGCGCTGCCAGAGGACGCTGCCGAAGCGTTGCGCGATGAGATCAGGATTCTCTGGGACTTCGTATGGAGCAGGTAATCGTCTTCATGGTTGGCGCCGTGTTCGGCTTCGTGCTGTTCGCTGTGCTGGAGGTGGCTAGTCGTGGAGATGACGACGAGGAGTAAACATGAAGACAATCATCATCACCGTCATTGTCATCATGGCGCTGGCCTGGTTGCTGGCGTTTTCGGGGGCTCTATGAATGGATGGAGTGCGCTGGGTTTTGCAACGGCAGTCTTCGTCGTGATCGCTGCAGGCCCGCTACTGAAGGTTTCGCGGAAATCGAGCTGGTGATTGATAATCGTGTGGTGCTGAAGTTTTCTAACGAAACTTATGGGGACAGCTATGAAATTGTGGCAAGGCGCGTTGCTGATTTGATCCTTGAGGTGGCGAGCAACCCATGCTCGTTGAATGGTCTCAGGGGGTGAGCCATGAGGGTATTGGATTCGTTTTTGTGGATAGTTAACCATATACCTAAAGAGAAGATTCAATGGTTGTATGAAGATATTGATTTAGTTTTGGATTTTATTAAAGCGCACGAATGTACGTCAGAAGACCAGGGCAACAAACTATGAGTCCACTGAGAATCGTTTTTCAATTCCTGTTTGAGATTCTGTGCATCCCGCTGGCCATCATCGGTGTGCCGATTGTTGTTTTGTTCGCGAAGTGGGACGATCACGAGACAGATTTTTCTGGTGGCTGTGCCCCCAACGGCCCGCCGGCGATCCGTGGCGATCTGCCCAAGTGGGCCGCCTGGTTCGGAACCTTTGACGAGCGGCTGCCTGGACGCATGTACGAGCCGTCGGTAGCTCGCGTCTACCAGAAATACGGTCGCTATGTCTGCTCGCTGTACTGGCTGATCATCAGGAACAGGATGTTCGGTCTGATGAAGTTTCTGTTTGGGAAGCCAGCCGGTCGCGAAGAGCAGAGCGAGTTCGTCATGCACGAAGTCGGACCGTTCCTCATCGGGTGGGGAACGAAGGTCTATCGCGCCACACCGACTGCTCATTGGAGGGATGGGCCTTTCGTTCGTTGCCCGTCGGTGACGATTAGGCTGAAGCGGCGCTGATCATTGCGGCGGCTCTCCATTGGATGTACTATCGTCCGCATGACTCGGTCACGGAGCGCGTCATGGTCGAACACCTGAGCGTCGCCAACATCATCCTGATCGTCCTTCTCCTGCTCGGCGTCTTCGTGATGTGGCGTGCCGGGAGGGACGGCACGTTCAAGTGGTCCGACATGCTGCGGGACGGCGAGGGCAAGCCGAGCGCTTCTAGGCTCGGCATCTTCGTGTCTTTGGCCGTGTCGAGCTACGTCGTCATGGTGATGGCCACGAAGATCGATTCCTTCATCACTGACGTGCTGTTCTGGTTCCTGCTTACGTGGTCTGGCACACTGATCTTCGTCAAGATCGTGGACAAGTGGGACGGAAGGACACCCTTCACACGCCATGACGATAATCGGCCAAAGTCAGGTAACTAGTAATCCCAGTCGGGACGACCAGAAAGTCTCGACTTGGTTTTCGTGGGCCGAAACGTGGCATTCTGAGCTTGCGGAACGGCACGGCATCGACAACCGTCCGCCGCAGGACACCATTCCGGCCATCAAAGCGACTGCGGAGCGCATGGACCGAGTGAGGGAGACGCTCGGATACCCGGTACTGGTCAGCAGTTGGTATCGGTGCCTGCGCTTGAATCGATTGCTCGGCAGCAGCGATACTAGTCAGCATGTCCAGGGCCGTGCAGTGGACTTCAGGTGCCCATCATTCGGCAAGCCCGAGATGGTCTGGAAGTTCCTGCGTCAGATGCGGCAGCAGCTTGGGATTGACCAGTTGATTCTGGAGTTCGCGAACAGGCCCAGTGGGGGTTGGGTTCATGTTAGCTTCACCGACCAGCCGCGTTACATGGCGCTAATCATTGATGAGACAGGAACGAGAGTCGCGTGATCGAACGCATTCTCCTCAGCCAACTGCTGCAAAAAGTCCTGATTGTTGCCATCGTCGGGCTTGCCGCCTTCATCGCTGGGCACGTGCGAGGCGTCAAGGTGGAGCGCGAGAAGGCGTTGCAGCAGATGCTTGTCATTGAGCGGGCAAGGGCAGAAGCTGAAGCGGTAGCGCGGGAGCGCGAGCGGCGAATGCAGAAGGAGGCAGACAATGCGCGAGTTGAACTTAGTCAAGCCCTGGCAAAAATCGCTGAGCAGGAATCTCGTATTCGCCGTCTTAGTGCTGATGTTCGCGGGTTGCGCGACCAAATCAGTGCCTACGCCGCCGGTCCAGCCACCGGCGATTCCGTCGCCGCCTGTCGAGAGCGCGCCGTCAACCTCGGAACCCTGGTTGCCGAAGGCGCAGAACTTCTCGTCGAAGGTGCAGGGCTACTTGCAGCGTGTGCGGCAGATCACGACAGGCGATCAGCCGAAGTGACGGCTTTGCTCAGAGCATGGCCGCGGCCTTGATCCGGCGTCAGATCAGCAGCGTCTCCCCTGCGGCGAGCGTCCTGCGCCGCATATCAGTGCCGAGCACGATTGGTGTTCCCTCAGTCGTCGCGCGGACGCGCAGCGTCCCATCAGACATCAGCACAACAGGACGCAGCCCAGTGCCGAGTTCAGCATCGAGGATCTGCCTCACGCGGCCTCCGGATAGGATCAGCGCGCGACGATAGATCGCCGTCGTCTTGCCGAACGGCGCACTGCGCCTCCGCTGCGGACGCGGGAATAACGGCGGTGGCCGCTTAAACAGCGTCATACATCACTCGCGTTCGAGGACCCAAAGTGTGCCGCTCAGCAGAAATGCGTCCGCAGGAGCCTCCACAAGCTCGACGGTGGCCCTACGTCCTGCTGGAAGAACGATCTGCTGAAGGTCCGTGAACACCTTGTCGAACCCGGCACGAGGGTTGAAAGCCCCCGTCCAGTGGACGACGATGGTGCCGCCGCTCGCCTGGGTCGTATCGTTGACGCGAGCCGTGAAGCTCGCTGCGCCCCCACCTCCAGTAGTGTTGACCGGTGTGGCGGCCGATCCCCCACTTCCTGCAGTAGTCTGACCGCTGCGGATTCTCAGTCGCAGAAGTTCTTCCTGTGCGTCGCCAGCGTCCGCAGTTCCCCCACCGACGCCAAGCTCGAAGCCGAGCAGAACGATTGCAGTGTTACTGGGTGCGACGACAGCAAAAAGGTCCTGCGCGGCCGAGACAGATACGCCATCGAAGCTGACTGTGTAGATGCCTGCCATGTTGTTCTCCTAAAAGTGCGACAGCACGCCCATTGTATGTCGCCTGCGGCGCGGGAACAGCGACTTAGTTACAGTTGAATCAACGTCTATGTAAAAGTGTGAAAGGTTAGTTCCCGCGCCAGCTCCGCCGTTGGTCAGGCGAAGCTGCGTCGTGCTGAACGTCAGCGAACGCGGCGTGTTGTTCGCCGGCCAGTTTGCAGCGGTGTGCTCCGTGCCGTTAGCGTCGAAGAATCGGTTTGCAGCAGACGTCGTGCCGTTGCACAACGTGGCTAGAGGCGTAGTCGTGTCGAGAATATCGACGCGGGTTGATATTGAGTAGTTTCCGTCACCGGAGGCCAACCTGACGACGTAGTTTCCGGCCGCCGGCAGGTCGATTCGGTAATACGCGCTGTTGGATTGATGGAAATGATGTCCGCGGATGCGGTCGTCATTTGATGCAACCCGGTCACGAGCGCCGCTGTCTTCTGAGATAACCCACCCAACAGTGTTTCCTTGAGCAGTAGTGCGCGGGTAATTCGTTAAGAACCACGTTTGCTCCGGAGCCTCTCCGCTGTTAGGCGGGTAGTCTGTCGCAAACGCCAGCGTGGCCCTGAAGTTGATGCCCTGCGGAAATGCCACGGCGGCCTACTCCTGCCACAGGCTCAGCGGTGCATCAACTTGGGAAAGAACCGCATCGCAGGCTGCGATAATGTCCGCATACGACGCGCGAGGAGCCACAGCAAGTGCATCGACAGCGGCCTTCAAATCGTTGAAGAGGTACAGCACGTCGTCCTCACTGCCGCCTTGCGCTGCGAACAGCGTGCGCACGTCTTGCCATTTCGAATGCTGGCGGATTGAGGACACCCATCCGAGGCGTCTTTTGTACTGAGCCACGCAGTCTGCCAGGTAGCTTTGCAGCACTGCCAGCGGCGGCGACTGCGCCAGCGCCATAGACTTGTGCATCGCAGCGTTGTTCCGCATATCGACCTGAAGGCCGACCAGATTCTTCTGAATCTGATCAATGACGCGGTACAAATGAAGTTTTGTAATCCTAACTGTCATAAGTGCTCCTTGTCAGGGAAGATGCAAAGCACCTCACCAGGCTGCCCGTGCGCTTCGCGCAGAATGAACGTGTGCTGCTGCCCCTTGCCGACGAATACACGGTAGCCTGTTGGAGCAAAGTCAGGGTGATTGCTTCGAAAGTCCTTGCTCGCTACCTGTATCGGGTCACCGCCATCGATCACACAGTCAAACCAGCCGTGCGTGATGATGGCTACGTGGTCGTAACCGTGTACGTGTAGCGGCACGCACCCGCCTTCGCGCTCTACGAGGTTGGATCGGAATTGCAGGCCGGCCTCGGACCACATCGACCACGTGCGGCCGTTTTCAGGATCACGTTCAAACAAGGTTGCCATCAAGAATCCTCAATAGATAGACAGATTCGTTGCCGCTAGGAATCAACGCCAGACAAGTGATGGCTGCTTCCACACAGCCGTGCGCATTTTCGCGCTGCTGACAGCGCCAGGACGCACTATCGCTGTGCTGTATCGGTAGTCTGCGCGGCTAACCACGCCTCCACCTCGTCCATGAGTTGGCCGAATCTAATGGTGTACAAATAGTATTCCCCGACGGGAGCTTTGGCGCGCGCCCTCCACGCTTCGAGCACGCGCTTGAGCACGTCGATTGGATCGTCATCCGGATCGAGCAGCATACTCAAGCATCGCCATCAATCTCGCGTTCTTCTCGACGGCGGCAGTCAGAGCGCGATCACGGTCTTGCGCGTACCGGACAAGCTCCTCGATGATCTGAGCAAGCCTCAGTGTTGCCTTGCGCTCGCTGACGTGCTTCCTCTGGACAGCACTCAGGCGAATGGACCGCGCCTCAGCGAGCGCAGTCTCGATCAGGCTGCGCGCGGTCAGTTGCGCTTCGTGCAGATCGACATCCATGTCCTGGCCTCGTTGACTGCGCAGTAAACAGTCGAGCCCACCACGTCGCGCGTGTCGCAGTAGCATGGCGCGTCCACGGTGGCGCGAGCGGTGGCCGTAGTGGCGCGCTTGCCGTCGCTGTAGGCGAACGCTGGACGTGTCGTGTAGCCAGGGTTAGGTGCGACCTTCCAGATCGGATCAGGCGGACGGGATGCCAACAGAGAATCGCGGACAGCCTGAAAGGTCGGCCACTGGTCCTGCGGGATCAGCGTCCGCCCCTGAGCGTCTTTCTCAAATTTCTGCGTCGCGTACTTCTGGTGCGCCGCCGCCCAATCTGACGGGGTTCCTCTGGCCAACATGTAGGCGATGGACTCCCAGTCCGGAACGAATGAGGACAGCGTGCCGCTGTAGATGACTGACTTCGCCGGTTCGTACTGGCTCGGACACCACCACCCGAAGGCGCGCGCCTTGTCGTCGCTCTTGATGACGAAGCCGGTTCCGCTGCCGAACGGCGCAGGCACGCACGACGGCTGTGCCGCGACCGCGAGAGGAAGCGCGAGCAGCGCGCTAAGCCACCACCGGGCCACTGCCGCCACCTTCTTCAGGAAGAGGGTTGGCCGCGACCGCTTCCGCGAGCTGATCGGTGTTGTCGCTGAGTTGTTGCGCCAGATCAGCGAGCTCATCGGCGACAGCCTGACCTGCGGCGGCCTGCTGCGCAAGCTCTGCGATGCGGGCCGCCATGTTCTCGATGAGAAGTTTGGCGCTCGCGGCCGCGCCTTTGGCTTCTTCAACTTCCTGACGCATGCGCGCCATCGATTCCTGGATTCCCATGATCTGACTCTCCATTCTCTGGACGCTCGCCTTTAGGCCGCTAATCGCAAGCACAAGAGCGTCGAATTGCGCCTGCGTCGGTACGTCAACTTCGTTGGTGACGAAAATTTTCATGCCAGCACGATACCATCCTCGATCTCGGTCGAGATCGAAGTAGCGCTGACAGCCACACCGAGGAATTGCACGACGTTGCCGCTGCCGGTCGGTGGCGACTCGGTCGCTGCGCCTGGAGTCGAGGCGGACAAGTATTGGCGAGCACCAGGAGTGCGCCCGGTAACCTGGGTGTTTTGCCCTTCAAAATACACCGTCGCGTTGTTGCCGCTAGTGACCGCTGCCAGCACGAACCCGTGCGCCTCCTTGCCTGTAGTAGCTGCGTCGGCCTTGCGTACGCGAGGGTTGCCAGAGACGTTGTGGATGTTCACGAAGTCGCCAGCGGCAAGGTTTTCGCTCGCCTGAATCGTCGCTGTATCAGCACCGATGCCAACAGGCATGACCGAGGTGTGGAGCTTGCCCGTTGCATCCAGAGCGACGATCTTGCCGTCATCGGCTGCGCCGGCACTGGTGACGGTGGCCTGCACCTCTTGGATGCGGCCTGAGACGTGAGCCAAGTATTTGTTGGCGGGCATGACTTCCTCCTTTCATATCAAGACGGCAGAATGGCCTGCCTGGGCGTTAAGACAATCCGCGTCGCAGACAATGCGATGGCCACGATCTGCGACCATCCTGCACTTGGCGGCGACTGAGTGAGCAGACCTGTGTCGCCAACCCATAGCGGGCCAGGGTTCCACGACCACGACGCTTCCGTCATCTCGCCTGACGCCAGCACAGTGACGTTGGCGCCTGCCGATGCCGCGCCTGTCGTGATGCCGACAACGGCATCAGCGTGCGCTGGATTGTTCCTGTCAGGATAGATGGCCTGCCCGGATGAATCGACGCACACGACCCGGTGACCGCCGAGCGCGATACCGGCCTGCAGCGTGAGGGTCTGCGCGCCTGCGCTTCCGGGCGGCCCAGGCGGCCCTGGCGGACCCTGTAATGCAGTCGCGGTGATCGTGGCCTGCCGCGGCTGCTGGACGATGATCGTGTAGTCGCTCATCGCGTGACCTCAGCCCGGACGATTGCCGTGCCAAACAGCGGGCTATCGACTGTGCCGTCTGCCCAGACGATCTCCATGTCCCAACTGTAATTCTGCTGCACGCCAGACACCGGAATCGCTGCCGTCTGCGTGTCTGTCAGCGACAGCTCGATGGTGTTCGGCAGCGTGATCGTCACGGTGAATGCTGCCGCTATCGTCGCCGCGTCTGGACTTGAACGGATCTGAGCGCGCACCGTGGCGCCAGTAAGATCAGCAGCCGATCCATTGCTCTGCTGCACATCAAGCCGGACGATGAAGGTCGCTCCCTGCTTGATGCGCAGGTCGAGCTGCTGGCCGTGCGTGCCGATGACAGCCATGTCACCCTCCGTCCGCCCTATCCAATGGCTCGTACTCCATGCAGGATTTCGCCATTGGATACGCCGGCATTAATTTACCGCACACCTGTACCCATGTACATCTGCTCTCGTCGAATAGGGCAGCGACGGAACCATTTTTTGAGTTCCAGCGGCAGCTTTCGCAGAGGCTCATCGGAAAAACCCGGTTTTGCCAAGGATGAACATGACGACTGCAGCCGCGGCAGCCCACATCACATTTATCACCCAATCTGACACCCGCGCCTGAATTGGCGCCCGCACCTCGAGGTTTCTGACACGCTCGTCGATCCTCTCGATGGCCTGCGCGAGCCTATCGATGGCGGTGCTGGTGGCCGCTTGCCGTTCCTCGACCAGTGCAAGGCGCGTGACAGCATTGGCAAGCTCGCGCATCACGTCCTTGATCTCATTCACGTCCTCGCGCAGAGATGTGACGTGCTGCATAATCAAATCAAGTCGACGCTCCGTTTCCATTCATAGCACCTTCGCGCGCAGGTCATACGGCATCCAACTGAGAAATCGCTGCATCGCGCGCCGTATTGACGCCTCCATGGGTAGAGGACGCATCTACAGCGAGCTTTCCTCCAATCCTGATTGCCTCGATCGCGGCGGCGAGCTGCACCCACTGATCGCGGATAGTGCGCACGAGATCTGCGGTATCGGACACTGAGATGCCGCGCACCTGCGCCTCCGCAGTCAGAATTGGATACGGCGTCGTGTCGCTCGGCCTTCCAGCGGCGACATAGGCGTCTGCTTCTGCGGCTTTGGCCTGGTAGGTTGCCTCCTGTCCCGGTGCGACAGTGATGTATCTGGCACGTGCACGTCCCGCCGCAGCGTCGATTGCGTTTTTGGCAGACTCTTTGTAATCGGACAATGGCGGCGGTTGATATTCCGCTACCGGTCCCCACTCGCCGGCCATCGCTCTGGCGTAGATGTCACGCCCGTGTTGCTCAGTGTCGTCAGGCGAAGCTGTAAACGGGATCTCGCCAAACTCGGCCGTCTGCAGCAGAAGATCGATCGCGGTGTGCGATGCATCAGCCCACCGGAGATTGGATGCCGAGATGACGGTAATCATGAGATCCTCTGCCAGAGCGTAGATTCATAGGCATCGTTGATATATCCTAAGCACCGCCAGGTGCCTGGGAGTGCAGTTGAGTAAGCGGAGCCTTGCGCGCTTGCTGGGTAAAGAAGACTCCCGGAACGTGTTGTGCCTGGATTAGATTGTCCTTGCAATATCGATCGTGCAAAGCAAAAGCTGCCGACGTTGTTGAAGTTCTGATCGAGCGATACATAGCTGAGACTGACGTTCGTCGCGGCGGTAACGCGGCCCCTCGCATCGACCGTGATCTGCGGTACAGTCGTCGACGAGCCGTAAGTGCCTTGAGCGACTCCGCTATTTAGTATCGCGCCGAGCGTGTACCAGGCCGTCCCTGTGCAGACCACGATGCAGGAATTGCCTGGAAGCAGCGTCAGAGCTGTGTTCCCATCTATCGTTTCGGCTCCGCTAGGGTCGATTGTGATGCTGCCGCTGCCAATGTTGACCACAGCAAATGCGAAGCCAGCGCCGAGCGTCGATGCAGAAGTCAGTGACAAAGTCCATGTACCAGATCCGATAATGAGCTTGCCGCGATGAGAGCTCGTGATAGTTGTAGCCGAGCTGAGTGCTACCGTGTCGACGAGCGTCGCACCGAGCGTCTTCAGCGCAGTGACGTTCGAGCCGTCTTCGCCAAACAGTCCGGACAGGTACGCGCGAAGCTGCTCGGTCGCCTGCCTGACCTGCTCCTTGGTACGGTCAGTTGCGGTCCATGATGATGATGACGGAAGTGCGGTCGGCATTCGCTTCTCCGGTTATCCCCACATCAGGTTCGTAGCCGGCGTCCACATCGGGTCTCCACTCGGCGCCCACATGTAATCTGCCGTCGTGCCATACAGCGCTCCAACCCATGGCCCGCGAGTTGCTCCTACTGCTGCAACGCGGAACACAGTGTTCGTGCCATAGATTGCCCGTGCGGTGAAACTCGAGGCTGAAGTTTCTCCGACTCGTGTCCAAACCAGCGCCGGGTCCGTTGGGTTTGAGCCATATGCAGCCTCGATTATGTAGCGTTCCGCGCCGGGTGCAGGACGCCATGATAGGAGTGCTTGCGTGACTTCATCCTTCGTCGACCTGATGGTGAGACCCTGCACCTGCGGCACGGTGAAATCCGCAGGGAGCTGCCAGGCGCCAGGCGTCGGAGCCATGCCGGAATCAGCGGTGTGGACGTAATCCGATTCGACGACAGCCGCGATCTCGACACGTTCCGGAGATCGCGGACGAATTCCAACGACGCGTGCGAGCACGTAAAGCGCCTGTCCCGCACCGAAAGCGTAATGCGTGCGCTCGCGACTTCCGCCCGTATCCGGCGTAATCGCCGGGGCGCTCTGGAGCACCGCTTGATTTGCCTGCAACCCCTTGGTCACTTGGTACGGGCCATCGACAGAACCGTCGCGTTTGCGCAGCGCAATGTAGTGCGTCCCGCTTCCCCACGTCAGCGGCTCGCTGGTCGTGATGGTCCTTGTCGCTGAGTCGTAGGCCGTGACCTCGCCTGACTGTCCCCACTGTGGCATGTCGTGCGAGACGGCGATTAGGTCGCCGATCGAGGGAATGAATCCCTCCATCTCGGTCGCGAATGTCAGGTGTCGGCGTCGGTAACGATTCGCGGCCGCGATATACATTCCTTCACGCCATGCCTGATCTCGCGATGTCACGCCGAACAGCCGAATGTTGACCGGCTTCTCCGCCGTCGATCCAGGCAAAGCTGCTCTAACGGTGCGCTGCGTCCAGACCTCGGAGTCGAAATACTGAACGTCCACAGCATCGGCAGTCTCATCGGATGGCATCGCGTAGTTCAGCGATAACGATCCAAGCACGATGTTGCGCATGGAGTAGATCTGCACCGGAACAGTTTGCGCGCTGTCGCGGACGATATGCACGATTCCGCCCTGAATGTAGGGCAGCGCCCTGCCAGCCCGGGCAGCCTGTGTGAGCGCCTCCCATACGGTCTGCACCGAGTCATGGACTGCGTCGTAGTAGTCCTGCCGCTGAGACCATACCGAATCGAGTGCCAGCAGCCCGCTGAGGTCTATGCGGCTGTCCGGCAGCTTCGCGCCATAGTCCGCTCGCAGAATGTCAGCAATCGCCCATGCGATTGATCGCGTAGCCTGCGGACTGCTCCATGACGAGCCGTTCCATACGGGCAGCTTGCGCGTCACGATGCAGTTGACCTTGTGCGCAGCGAGCTGCGAGAGCTGGTTGCTTGCCTTCATGCGCATGGCGAGCACCGTGATCTTGCCGTAGTTCTGGCTGCCGGGATGGTATGCGCGCAGCGCGGCCCAGAGCAGATCGTGAGCATAGTTGCTACCCGTCTGCTTCGTGTCCGTTCGAGTCAGACGCACCTCATAGCGCGCCTGCGCCACCGAATACCGGAAGCTGTAGCGCTGAGGCGTCGTCGTCGTGGCAGAAATTGTCTCCGAGCCTAGTGTGGTCCATGTTCCAACTGGGGCGCCAGAGTCATCAATCTGTCTTGCCTCGACGGTAAATGTCATGCTCATGGTGAGCAACGCGCCGGTGCCGGTGTCGATCTGATACAGGCCGCGCGGAGCGATCACATCGACCGCGATGGCATTGCAGGAAGTCCCGGCAGCCGAGGCCACGTATGGGCCGAGCGGCGTCCCGGTCAGCGCTTCCTGACCTGATACCTCGACGCTCGTCGTGACGTTGGCCGGAAAGAGCGTCACCTCCTGGTCGTAGCAGATTTGATATGAGATGTCCTCCCAGGCGCCGCTGGCGCTGTGGATGGCGCCATCCTGAGTCGGGTTAGCCTGCACAACGGTGTCTTCTATCCGGATCGATTCGATCGAGTGCTGCCCTTGCCCGATGACCAGCAGTTGGTAGAGAAACTGCTCGTTCCCGGCATATTCCGTGTATGGCTGTGCTCCGAAGTCCGGATAAATCAGGTGCCGTCCGTAGATGACCGGAATAGCGCTGCCCAGCCGCGCCTGATTGCCCTGCGCCTGGAGCGAATATGTCGGCGACGGTGCGGCGATCGCCTGCATCTGCTGCGGCGTTGGCGGCCTGGGCGGCGGCAACAGCGTATTGACGACCGCCATGCCGGCAAGCGAGACGCCGGCCAGCGCGCCCCAGTACACGGCGGCGTATGCGGCGCCAGTCACGCCTGCGGCAAAGGCGGCGTATGCAATCTGCGTTGCGGCGTACGGTGCGACGACCATTACGGCCAGCATCGCCACGATACGGATCGGATCTGATCCGCCGCCACCTCCGGCAGGCAGGCATGCGAATACGACGACATCGCCGTCGCGCACCTTGCGCCGCCAGGACGCGCGCAATATCGGCTGTCCGTTGAGCAGGCAGATTGTCGGCAGCCTGGTGCGCGGCGCAAGCGCACGAATGCTGCGCCGCCGCCGCAACGTCATGATTTCCCGCCCGCATGCCGGCCGGAATGGATCGCGGACGGTGACGACTGTTGCGCGCATCACGCAGCCCTCGCGCAGAACTCAAGGATCCGCCAGCGGTGCAGTGCGAGGCTTGATGGTGACTGGTGGACCACCCCGGCGCCTTCTACAGCGTGTAGCACGCCGCTGCCAGTCCATACGCCGACATGGTGCGGACGCTGGCCGTGGCTCATCAATGCAACGGAATAGGGTTCCGGTGGCGTGACGGTGCGCCACCTCGATCGCTCCTCGTGTCCGTCGAGCGCCCGGCGCACGGCGATCGGAGACATTGCGTCAACATCGATGACCGGCAACGCTATGCCGAGCTGATCGCGATAGACGGCACGCACCAAGCCCCAGCAGTCATAAGCATGCGGCCCTGCTGCTCCGGCAGCCCACGGCTTCCCTATGTACTTCACAGCCCAGCTCATGCAACGAGTCCAGGGAAGCGCTCGCTCGTGTACAGCTCGCGCGGAAAGCTGCGGCTGGAAAGGTCGACGTAGGCGGCGCGCGCTGTGATGCGGAAGACATCAGCGCTCGCCTCACGGATGGTCAGCGTCAGCGGCGGATCCATCTGCGGAGCGGACAGATCGGAGGCCAGATAGGGACGATACGTGACCTCGATCATGTCGGCGCTGTTCGCCGCTGCGTCCATATATGCCACGATCTCCGTCGACACATTGTCGATGGTGATTGTGATCTCTGGCAACCCTGTCGTCGAGACCTCCGGCAGCGAGAAGTCGAAGGCATACGGCTGGAATTCAACCCATGCAAGCGGATTGACTGGAGCAGATGCCTCGAGCCGAGCAGTGATCGGACTGATGTCGCGTACCACACGTAGCGGCTGCGTGAAGCTCGGATGCCGCAGTTCCAGCGTGTGATAGATGACCTCGGAGGCAGGCGCCGATGCGTATGCCTCCTTGATCGCTGCGGTCAGGGCTGCGTCAGGCACTTGTCAGATCGATGAGTGTCTGGTTGGACAATCTAGCCGGCCAATACATGAGCTTACGGATCGTGCCGTTGAGATAGTTGCCCCCGTTGCCGTTGGCGCCGAGACGCAGATCGGTCATCGACAGGAAGCTGCCATTGTGCGAGCCTGACGCGATTAAGCCTCTCGCTGCCAACGCTCTCATCGTCTGCGTAACAGCCA